TTCTTAAGAGTCCTAAGATGATTGAGGTTGCTGAAGCTGCATTGAAAGCAGGAACTAGCCCGGAGCAAGTGTTTAAATATACTGGGATTTATAAAGGTCCAGTGGATAATTCTTTAAAAGCGGTAATTGATGATTCTAGTAGTAAGCTTAAGTTTGAAAATATTAGCCGTAGTACACCGTTAGGGAATACTAGGGTACTAAATCAAGTTGGGCCAGAAACTCCTGTTTTGAGTATGGATCCAACAAAGTATTATAAACTTCCAGATGTTTTAGATCACCCAGAGCTTTATAAAAAATATCCAGAATTAAAAGAGTTCACTGTCGGCGGCGGTGCCGGAATTGGGGCAGCTAATTTTTCTGAAGAAGTTTCTCATATCAGTATGGGAACTTTTAATTCTGCAGATAAACTGCAGTCTGCACTTCTTCATGAAACTCAGCATGCCATCCAAGCAATTGAAGGTTTCTCCAGAGGTGGCTCAGTTATTGCATTTCTCCCAGGCAGGTCTGAATTCTTTACTGCATTGAATAAAGTAAAAGGTGCAGCACTGGAGTATAAGTTGCAGGCAGCAAAAGATTTAAATGTCCCAGTTACGGAAATTGAAAAAGCTGCTTCTATGGGATTAAAATATCCTAAGAATAACGAAGCTTATGATATGTATCTTCGCACTAGAAATGCCCAGGCTGTGGCCAATAAAGTTCAAATTGATGCTTATGCCCAATACCAAAGAATCGGTGGAGAAGCAGAAGCTCGTGCTGTGCAAAGAATGTTTGAAGAGCGAACTGGACCTAGTTTCCCTCTTACCTCTTATGATCTCCCAGTTTCTGAGTTAACTCAGTCTCCCTTATCTAAAGTCCTACCCAAAACCAATCCCTAAAAACCATGACAACTCCTGCAACTCCAATGTATATTCCTCCTAAAGCACAGGAGGGGTTTCTCCAACTTAAGCGTTCCTACATGGATACGTTTAATTCTTTTGAAAACATTCGTGATCGTTTTCTTAACATTGACATTGCAATTGCACGGGAACGTGATGGTACAGTAGAAAATTCACGTGCTAAAATAGCTAACCGTTTAGGGAATTCTAATAAATTCCAGAACGTAACAATTCCAATTATGTATCCACAGGTTGAATCCGCTGTGGAATACCAAACAGAAGTTTTCCTCACTGGTTATCCAATCTTTGCATTCATTGCAGATCCTCTGAATCAGGATGCTGCAGGACAAATGAATGCAATTATGGAAGAGAATTCCATTCGTGGTGGTTGGGCGCGCCAGATCCAGATGTTTTTCAGAGATGGTTTCAAATATAACCTCTGTGCTCTTGAAGTTAATTGGGAAACCTGTGTTACTCCTACCTTTGAAACTCTTGCCTCTCAGCGCGAGGCGCAAGTAAAGGAAGTTATCTGGAGTGGAAACACAATCAAACGGATTGATTTATACAATGCATTCTGGGATAAGAGAGTTCACCCAGCTGACCTGTCCACTGAAGGTGAACACTTCGGCTATAACCTCTTAATGTCCCGGACTAAACTTAAGTCCTATATCAATTCCCTCCCTGGTGTTATTCGAGCTAACATTGTTAAAGCATTAGAGTCAACCCAACAAGCTTGGGGTGCAACTGCTGCGCAGGATATTTATTCCTATTACCTCCCACAAATTCGTAGGGATATTTCCCCTATTACAGATCTTAATGCTGAACCTGATTGGATGGCTTGGGTTGGTGCGGCAGATGGTGATGATAAGATTAAGTATAAGAATTCATATGTTGTAACTATCTTATATGCACGTATCATTCCTGCTGACTTTAACCTCCGCGTAGCTGCTGAACAAACTCCACAGGTTTGGAAATTAACCTATGTGAATAACAATGTTCTGCTGGCCGCGGAACGCATGACCAATGCACATAACCTTCTTCCTATTCTCATGGGTCAGCCATTAGAAGATGGATTGGATTATCAAACTAAATCTCTTGCAGAAAACGTTGAGCAAATTCAAGACGTTACTTCTGCAATGATGAATTCAGTTATGGCTGCACGTCGCAGGGCTATTTCAGATCGGACTTTATATGATCCTTCTAGAATCGCTGAACAACACATTAATTCAGCAAATCCTTCAGCCAAAATCCCAGTTAAACCTGCTGCCTATGGAAAGCCTCTTGGCGAAGCAGTTTATGCTTTCCCATTTAGAGACGATCAATCCGGACTCATTCTACAAGAAATCCAACAAGTTTCACAGCTTGCGGATCAAACAACCGGACAAAATAGAACTCGACGTGGACAATTTCAAAAAGGAAATAAGACCTTAAAAGAATTCCAGACTGTGGATGATAACTCCACTGGTCGGGATCGTATGACTTCTATTCTTTTAGAAGACCAAGTATTCACCCCACTTAAGCAAATTCTGAAAATTAACATTCTCCAATACCAAGGAGTGGCTAAGATTTTTTCAGCCACTCTCCAACAGAATGTTAACATTGATCCAGTTAAACTTCGGAACACGGCCCTCGCATTTAAGGTATCTGATGGCTTACTTCCTTCCAGTAAGATCATTAGCGGAGATGCTCTCAATGTAGGTTTCCAAACTCTTGCCGCTGTTCCTACTCTTGCTGCTGGGTATAATCTTCCTCCTATGTTTTCTTACCTCATGAAAACACAGAATGCAGATATTGCATCCTTTGAGAAAGGCCCAGCTCAACAAGCTTATGAACAAGCAACAGCTCAGTGGAATAACTTAGCTACTCTCCTTGTTGAGAAAGGTGGAGATCCTAAATCTCTTCCACCGCAACCTACTCCGGATCAGTTTGGTTATGATCCAAATCAACAGCTTCAACGTCCTGGAGTTATTCCTGGTAACCAAGCTCCGCAAACTACTCCGGCTGCTCAGTTACCTAATCAATCTTCTCAAGTTATTCAGAAAGGATCTACAAACTACCCAACACAATCTTGATCAAAATCCCCTCACACATAGGAAACTTACATGGCACAAATTATTCCATCTGCATTTTGTAGGGTGCAATTCAAAGATGAAGAAGAACAAGCTAGGGCTGCTCTTCTATCTGCACCTACAAAAGATTGGATTCAATATCTTCTATCTCAAGCTGCACAAAAACGCCTGAATTTAGATTTTGATCCAGTTAACCCATCTGTGTTCCTCCAGGCTGAAGCTGCTTTAAAAGGAGAAATCTCTGCTTATCAGTATATGTTAGCAGCTTCTGATTCTGCAACTGAACTTCTCCAATCTCTTCAATCCCCTTCCACTAATTAAGGAAATATCATGTCTCTTGTTCCTAATGTTATCAGCAATGCAATGTCTTCGGTGTTTGGTAAACCAGCTCCTGCTCCGGTAGTTGCTGCACCTCCGGCAACTCCTGCTGTTGCTGCAACTCCTCCCGCACCTGCTGCACCTCCAGCATCCCCAATGGATCCTTTTGCCAAACTTTGGGAAACTAAACCTATTGATCCGGCAAACGCACCCAAGGGAATGTTTGATGGAGTAACTCAAGAAACACTTCGTACTGGCGCTAAAGCACGTGATTTCCGAAATGTACTCACTCCTGAATTGTTAGCTAAAGTTAATGCAGGTGGTGCTGGCGCTTCGGAAGCTATGTTAGAAGCAATGAATAGCATGGTTCAAACTGTTTACGCAGATTCGGCACATGCTAATATCCAAATCATGCAAGAAGCATTGAAACGGAATAAGAATGAAGTGTTTGATGAGTTACCTACTCGGGTTAAGAAGCTTAATGTTAATGAAACTCTTCTGACTAAAAACCCTGCATTATCTCATCCTGCAGTTGCTCCTTGGATTCAAGCAGTGCAAGCTCAACTCACTAGCCAGTATCCGAACGAATCTGCAGCGAATATTGCAACGATGGCCCAGGAATATGTTGCTAGTTCTTTAGAAGCAATTGTTCCTAAAGCAGCTCCAGCTCCTCAACCTAATAGTCGTCGTGGTGTTGAAGTTGCAGACTGGGATGAATGGGCATCTACTTGATTCCTTAAAGACCTAAGATATACAAGCCACACCAAAACCCTTACGAAAATCCTATCCCTTAACTCTCTTAACTTAATTAATAGGATTCTATCATGACTTATCCTCGCGCTATTGTTCAAGATGTGGGTATGAATAAGCCCGCACGTAATGGTGATGGTTGGCTTGCTTTTCCTTCGGAAACTATTCAAGCAACTGACTCTAACCAAACTATTCTGCCAGCTGCAATTGTTGGTGGTTTATATACTCGTGCAGGTATGACTGCTGGCCGTAGTGATACTGTGCCTACTGCAGTTCTTTTACTTGCCGCTTTAGAGCAGTTAGATATTGGTGATTCGCATATGTTCTTTGTTAGTGTGCAAACTGCCTTTGCTCTTACTCTCTTAACCGCTGCTGGTGTTACCTTGTCTGGTAAAACTTCTGTTCCTGCTTCTGGTAGCGGTTGGTTTATGCTTACCCGAACTGGTGCCGTTACGGTTACCATCAAAGGTCTCTAATCTTTTCACACTAACTAATTAAGGAAACATCATGCCTATCGGTATTCTTAGTAATGCAGCAGCATTTACCGTAACTGACCTGCAGAAGAAATCATTCGCTTCTGCTATCACCCGGTTAATGCCAAATGGTGAAGCTCCCTTGTTCGGGATGACTTCGAAACTTCAATCTGAAACTGCTGTTCAATATGAACATGGTTTCTTCACTAAAACTATGCTGTTTCCGGAACTGACTATTGCCAGTACCGTGGTTGCAGCTGACACTGTTCTCAATGTTACCAGCACTGCTAATGTCCTCCCGGGCATGTTAATGCGTGCGGATACTGGTTCGTTTGAGAATATCATTATCAACAATGTTATCTCTCCGACTCAGGTGCAAGTTACCCGAGCTGTCGGCACTGTTGCTGCTGCTGGTATGGCTGCTGCAGTTAAGTTGTATTCCATCGGCACTGCATATGAAGAAGGTTCGTTGCGTCCGAATGCTTTAAATATCGTTCCGGTTCGCATTACTAATTACACCCAGATTTTCCGTAATACCTGGGCTGTGACGGATTCGATGCGCGCTACGTTAATGATTGCAGGTGATTCGAATGTTGCAGAATCCAAAATGGATTGCATGGCATTCCACGCAGTTGATATTGAGAAAGCAATCATCTTTGGTCAGAAGTTCTTAGGTACTCGTAATGGTCAGCCGTTCCGTACCATGGATGGTTTGATCAACATTGTTGGTAACCTTTCCTACTATCCTTCTTCGTATGCCGCAGTTAACGTGAATACTGCTGGCGGTACTACGAATTACACGCAACTTGAAGGCTTCTTGGATCCGGTGTTCAATCAGAATACTGATCCAAAAGTTGGTAACCAACGTGTTCTGTTCGTTGGCGGTGTTGCTAAGAAGGTGCTTACTAAGATTGGTCGACTGCTGGGTACTTACCAAGTTCTCCCGCAGCAAACCAGTTATGGTATGCAATATGAGGAATTCAACATCAGCCGTGGTACCTTTGCAATGATTGAGCATCCGCTGTTCAATAGCAATGCAAGCTGGGCTAAGATGGCAATTGCAGTTGATCTTTCCACTTTCCGCCTGGCTTACTTAGGTGATCGTAAGACTCAATATAAGTCTTTCAATGGTGCCGGTGAGTCGGATGCTACGGATAATGGTATTGATGCCCAAGGTGGTACTCTGACAACTGAAGTTACTACGGTTGTTAAGAATCCTCCTGCAAATGCTATCATCTATAACCTCACTGATGGTGCAGCTGGTTAATTAGATTCCTGTGAGGGGAACAGTGCTGTGGTGCCGGGCTCTGAAACAATTCCGGTACCTTTTTCTTCTCACACCAAATTAAGGATTTAAAATGTCTGATTTAGATACTGCAGGTAATGCTCCAAAAAAGACGGAAGAGGTGGAAGTTACCCATTTCCGTAGTCCTATTGGTTCTTGCAAATATGTTTTCCGTAATGGTAAAGTTGCGGACTTCGTGAACCATGTTTACTCAACTCGCTCCCTTCCTGAGATTAATGAATTGAAGGAAGAGCAAGAGCAACTTTCCCTTATCATTACCACTTCGCTGCATGATATTGAGGAACTTGAAAATCCTCTTGCTGCTATTCGTGCACGTATGCGTAGGGAACTTTTGGCTGAAATTGCTGCAAGTACAGCGGCCGCACAGAATCCTAACAATGATGCTGGGTTCTCAGTTAATGGCCCACTTAAGGCAGCTTCTACTGCAAATGCAGTTGATTCAAGTGCTGCAATGTCTGCTGCAATTAACGCAGGTAACCCAGATGGTGGTTCTCCCCAAACATTTGATATGAGCAAGATGCTTGCTGGCATGAAGAAGTAAAATTATGACGCTCACTGAAATTCGTAATGCTGTTTATGGTATCACTGGGCGTCCTGACCTGATTGCTCAAACGTTTCTTGCAATTCAAGCAGCCACTCTCAAATTACATCAGCGGGATTTTTATTCCAAAGATATTTTTGAGACTGGCGTTGCTTTTTCTTCTTCTGATGTTCTCCAAACCTTTGATTATAAAACAATCATTCCTCGTTGGAGGTCTTTATCCTATGTGCGTAGAGTTGATGCGTCTACATTCCTTCCTGTAGAACCCCCTCTCCGTGTAATCTCTCCAGTTCAATTATTGGATGATTACAATGTATTGGAAAGTGATGTTGTGTATGAAGCTGGACTAAACCTCCAGTTTCGTTTTGCTGTTGCTTCCCAATATATCATGCTTGGTTGCTATCTTTATCCGGATATTGCTGAGCCTACTTATTCTTCTTGGATTGCTACAGATTTTCCATTCGGAATTATCTATGATGCTGCTGCCACTATTTTTAAGAGTATTGGCTATGCAGAACAAGAAGCTTCAATGCGTGGGCTATATGTGGAACAAACTGCATTGATTAATCTCAGTAATGTTCAAGCTGTTGGCTACTAAATTTAGGAATTAAAATGACAGCAAGTATTTGGAATCCAGCTGGAACGTTTGCTCCAGGAGAATCTTCAGATTATATTTCTTATTTAGAAGGTAGCATTGGTGCCAGACTTCGCACACTTACTTCTAAATTGCAAGAAAGCAGAAGTGTAAAAGATTTTGGTGTGACAGGTGACGGAGTGACAGATGATTGGTTACAAATTAATGTAGCTATTTCTGCAGCAATTGTATTAAATTGTGCATTATTTTGGCCTTCAGGTATTTACAGACATACAGATACTTTAAACGTATCCGCACAGCAATGGTGGTATTCGGAAGGGGCAACATTAAAATTAGACCGTGCAGGTACTTTTATTAAACCTAGTATGGTTACTGCACCCGCTGCCGCAGGCTCTAAGTTTAGAGGATTAATTTTTGATCATAATGCCCTCGGAATTGCTCAGCCAGTTTTAGGTAACCAAATTGCTTTTGCATATTGTTCTGGGGTTTTAATTGGTTCAGACGATACGTTTGTTGAAAACTGCAAAGTATTAAATTCTTGGGATAATGGTTTTGGTGTTGGCTTAGTCGGAATTACTGGGGCGGGTACTGGGCCTTCTCCGTATGTTGGCAGTATTAATTTAGGTAAGCCAGAAAGAGTTTTAGTTACTAACTCTTTTGCTAAAAATTGTGGTATTGGTGTTCACAACGCTTTTGGGGAGCTGGGAAAAAAAGGTGGTGGATTTAACAATCTCAGTGGATCTAGGGTTGAAATTAGTTCCTGCATTGTAGAGTCCTCTGCTAATGGGTTTATTTCGGATTTTGGATCCCAAGCTCAAGCGGTGTTTGATAACTGTATTGTTAATGTAGCTATCAAAGATCCTGCTAATCCAACAAATGGTTCTGGCATTGGATTTTATCTTGCAGACGGTCCAAACATTATATCTAATTCTAGGGCATATTTCTGTGAGCGTTATGGATTTGTAATTGATCCTACCAGTGCTAGCCTTACTGGGGGTAATTTACTTGCCTATGCCTGTGGCGAAGAGGGTTTTATTGTTGCAGCAAGTAACTGCAATTTAAATAATGTTACTGCAGATTCTTGCGGCACACTTGCTGCTAACATTTATAACGCAATTACTTTTGACACTACTGGTGGAGCAATCTCTGCAACTGCGTTGACAGGAGTTAGAACTAGGGGAGCTAGCCACAGATATGCAGTAGGCTGTGTTGGTACTGTAAATATCTTAAATGCTTCAGTTAGTTTTGCTAAAGCAAATGGAGCTACAGGCTTAGTAAATGCTAGCGCGGCGTTGAATCAATTCTTATCTGTCCAAGGTTATAATCTTAACAGGTATTGTTTTGGTGCTGCAGATCCACAATTTGAGCTAGAAATCACCGGAGAGACTGGATCTTATTTAGTTAATCCTGTGGGGGATTCTGGAGGAAATGGTACATTTGCTGTTAGTGATTTAACCACTAGAACTAAGCGAGTTGCTATTGGTTATGACACTGTAAATGATCTTACAGTTATGCAGTCACTTAATGCAGGTATTTCTGTTAAACCTCTATTACTTAATCCAAGTGGTGGTGAAGTTGGTGTTGGTACAGGAGCTTGGAATACCGGACCAGCAAAACTTGGAGTTTATCGACTTTGGGTAGATGGCTCTGGGAGATTGCGAATCAAATCTGGAGTGCCGGCAAGTGATACTGATGGTACTGTTGTAGGGACCCAAGTATAATGAGTGCAATCACTTATCGTGCTAACCTCTCTGCAAAAGCTTTTCCTTTTGTAAGTACTTATCAGGGCAGAACTGTAATTGTTCAGGGCCCTGATAATACTTTTAATAGGCAAGTTAGTAGCAGTGTGGATGGTGACCGGGATGTTGGCATTCCACAACTATACTATTGCCACAATGTTCTCCCTACTGCACAAGGATTTCAGAGTGTAGCGTATAACACTAAGGTTGCTGCATTTGCAGTTCCTGGTGCTGCGCCAACTAAACTTAATGTATATCCTTGGGTTAGCTCGGATGGAGTACTTGGCCAGTTAATGCACGTAGTGGTTGGAAACAATGTTTCTTACTATGTGCGAGATGATTTAATTAGTCCGGCCTGGCGCCTTTTAAGTTCTGTCAATGTTGCTCCTGGGTTGGCTAGCTCAACATTCAGCTGTGGGAATATTAATGGTATTTCATATGGCTTCAGTCGTCGAGCAAGCACTGTTGGTGCTGTAGTTACTGATTTATTTAGTGTTACGTTTTCTGTCCTTACACTAAACTCCCAAGTAATTGTTGGTGGCCCTGCCAATCCATTAGGTTTTGCAGCTATTTCAGGTTACGGAGTTCTTTGGGAATCCAGTGCCATATACTGGTCATCTAGCATTAACTTCTTAGATTATACCCCATCTCTAGTAACTGGGGCAGGTGGTGGCGGAGTTCAAGCAATTAGAGGCTATATCACATACGTAGCCCCCGCAGGATTTGGTGCTGTTGTGTACACCCAAGTATCCGCAGTTGCAATGACTTATACCGGGAATTCTCGGTATCCATTTACCTTTCAGGAAATTAAAGGTTCTGGTGGGAATTTATCCTACGATCTTATTGCATTTGACGCTAATTCACAATCTCAAGTTGCAGTAACTACTAGAGGATTGCAATCCTTAAGTGCACAAATTGCAAGTGCAGTTCTCCCCGAATTGAGTGATTTCTTGGTTAGCAAGATCTTTGAAGATTTTGATGAAACCACGAACCTATTAACTCAGACTAATCTTAGTATTGTTGTTACTAAGAAATTCACACTTATCACGGATAGATTCTTAGTTATCTCCTACGGTGCCACATCCGGCGCAGCTTTTACTCATGCCATTGTGTATGATTTAGTTCTTAAGCGGTACGGGAAATTAAAGCTTACCCATTGGGATTGCTTTGAATGTATTGAGGTTCTCCTAGCTGGCGATAATTCAGGTGCTCCATTAGATGCCCTATATACTGGCATCGCATTCATTGCTTCTGACTACACTACCAAACAAATTGCATTCTTCCACGGAGCTACTACTGAAGGTGGTGTATTTATCCTAGGGAAATATCAATATGTTCGTTCCAGAAAACTCCAACTGGATAAGGTTACTATTGAGAATGTTGAGTCAGGTAATACTGTAACCTGTATTGATATGTATGCCCAGGATGGGAAGAATACTCTTAATCTTAATGGTTATCCCCTGGAAAACATTGGGAATCAAAGAGTTTATTCCTTTGAAAATGCAGTAGCTATGAATCATTCTATTGTTCTTAAAGGTCCTATTAATCTTAGTAGCATGGTACTCGATTTCCATACTCATGGAAAGACTAATATCTAATGGTTAAGCAGGTAGATTTCCTTCTTGATCTTCCTAATAATCCTACTTCAGGTGGGACATTAGCACAGCCACACGGTGGAGTTGGTGGATTAGATTCTCTTACCGTACAGGGAGATACTAGTCCGTTCCTTGCGGATGCTAAGGATTTTGAGTTAGGTCAGGATCTTGATAAGTTATTTAAGGCTGTGCAGAATCTTGCATATCTTCTTAATTCCTTCATGACTTCCACTCAGGAAGAACTCATAATTCCAACCTCCTTACTTGGAATTATCCTGAAAGATAACCAAGCTACTCCACATTATTGGAGAGTCACAGTATCCAATGTTGGTGTCCTGCTAACTGCCGATATTGGTACAACTCCTCCTTGATCTTTCAGATCAGCCATAAGACCCCTCTGGTTTTTATCCTCCTATCCTATTATCCTGTATTCATTCCTGGAGAAAACTCATGTTCACTGTTTCATACTCAGTTAATCTGCTTGAAGGTAACACATCTCAGCGAGTAACTCTTAGTGCAGTTAGCGCACAGTCTACACAATTCTTAGTTCCTGGGGCAGCAGCTAATCCTGACTTACCTCCACCTACTCCAGGACAGTATGTCTTAATCACTGGAGATGTGGCATTCTGGGCTAGGCAAGGTGCAAATCCTACTGCAGTTGTGGATGTGGACCAATATTTCCCAGCTAACAACTCATATCGTGTGAGTGTTGCTAATGGAAACCGTATTGCAGCAGTTGCAGCCGGCGCAGGTAATCTTTATATTACTCCGCTTGCTTAATTTCTTACTACTAAAAAGTACGAGACATGAGCCGCCCATTTCAGCACTCTCGCCCATCCCAACCTGGAGAGCTTCATATGTCTCACAGATCTATGGATGATGATGGAATTACCATTACTAGAAATATCCCCTTAACTTGGGTTCTTAGTGTAATTGGTTCAATCTTAGTGTGGGCAGTATTGCAGTATGTTTCATACAGTAAGCTGGTAGATAAAGTTGATTTGATGACAACTAAGATAGCAGAACTTAGTATTCAACTTGGAACTACCAGTGCTAAGAATATTGAACAAGATATGTTAATTAGTGATATCAAGAGGCGTTTGGATCTCTTAGATGCTACGGTTTTAACTCAAAGACTTAATACAGTTACGGCTGTGAAGGGGAAATAAATGGCATCCGCTGGACAACCAATGTCAAGTGAAGGTTATAGTGCTTCAGATTTAGCTGCTTTGGCGGCTTTATTTACTTCTAAGTCTGGGTCTACTTCCTCCACCACTAAGTCTAACATTACTCCGCAAGGCATGAATGCAGTCATTCAGCAAATTCTTGGAGGTACTAATGGTTTGGCCGCGATTGCTAATGGAGAAAAGACAGCTGGTCTGTATAACTCTTCTACTAATCAACTCCTTACTAATGATCTTATCACTCGTACTGCTGGCGAACTTGCTAAGCAACAAGCCGGAACTACTACTACCGGTGGAAGTAAACAAAACCCAGCTCTTAATCCTGGAAAAACGGCCGCCGCAGTTGGTGGATTATCTCTTATCAATAACCTTCTCAAAGAATCTGGTGGCCTGAGTGGCATTGCTGGGTTACTTAAAGGATTAACTAGTGAAGGAATCACTGTTGATCCAAATGGTATGGGTACTAATAACTCAGGATTAACTCCCTCTCAAATGGAAGCTCAAGCTGGTAATCAGTTTGTTGGGCCAATTGATGATAGTGGTATTGACACTTCTGGTATTGGTGTTGATATGGGTTCTGGGGAATTCCAAAGTGGTGGGTATTCAGAGAGTGATTTAGATACTATTGATTGGTCTTCCTTCTTAGCTGAGGCATAAGCTAAAACATGCCTACCGTAATTGATGAATTTGTCAATCGTAGAGGCGGTTCTACTCCAATTGTTGGGGTGAATAATCCTGCACCTAGTTTTGAGGTAACTGCTACTGCGGAGCAAGATACTCCTGGGGCGCCCAAAACCATTAATGCTACTGAGAATGGTGGAGTTCCAGCTGAAGATATCTTTGATTGGAATTCCCTTGCAGTAGGCCAGAAGATTAATGGTGGCACTGTTCTTGATGCTTCTGTATTTCAAAACCTATTTGGTGATATTCGAAATGCAGATGTTGGTTTGAACTATAGTGGTGAATCACTAATTGCCCAAGGTGCCGGTACCCGGAGTTTTGACACTTCAAAGAATACTGAGTTAGGTGGTACATTTGGAGGTAGAACTGATATTGGGTTGTATGGGTTTAAACCTGTAGAACTTGATGTTGTGATTGATCCAAATAAACCTAAGGATAAGAATAGGTATACATTAGTTGGGGAAGAGCGGGCAGCTAATATTCAAAAACTGGCTACTGAAGCTGGATTGGATCTTGCTAACTATACCAAAACAGTGCCTGGCGCATTTGTCGGTACTGGTGATTCCTATGAATGGAATCCAGGTTCTTCTACTGTTGATGAAACTGCATTAGCTAGGGATATTAATAAAGCTAATTACACTAAACTCGCATCCGCACCTGATGCTGTTTTCTATATTGATTCCACACAGAATACTGGGTCAGATAAAGATCGCCAAAGAACCTGGTATACCCAGAAAGAGGATAGGTTAGTTCCTCTTGAATCTAAGGGATATTATCAAGGTCACGATTGGGTTGATGGAACTAGAGGTGGAGTTGCATTCTTAGCTAGTGTTGCAATTGGCGGTGCTGCTGCTCCTTATATTTCAGCTGCTGCTGGAGGTGGTGCAACTGGTGCAGTTGTTGCTGGCGGAACTATTGGTGGAACTCAAGCAGCTTTATCTGGTGGATCAACTAAGGATATCTTAAAAGGTATTGCTTTAGGTGCAGCTACTGCAGGATTCTCACAGTATGCTTCTCCTAGTATCAGTGCTGCAGTTGGTGGTGGTGATCTTGGGAATGTTGCAGCAGGTGTTGCAAAGACTGGATTCACTTCCCTCCTCCAAGGATCGAATAGTAGTGATCTTGGTAAGAATGTAATTAGTGCAATCATTAAGAATAGTGGAGTTCAAGGTGCTGGCATCTTGGATGTACTTGTCAAATATGGGATGCAGTCCCAAGCTAAGAAAGGTTAGGAATCAAAATGGCAGGCATTGATATCAATTCTATCTTAGCTGGTGTGAAAGAAGGTTCAGCTGTTCTGGATATCTTTACTAAAAAGAATCAGGATATTCTGGAAAAAGCTGGGACTATTACTGGTGAATCTCAGGCTCTTCTGGAGCAAGCTGCCACTGATGCAGCTACTGTTGCTTCTACTAAAACTGCGGCTGATTTACGAACTCAAGCAGCTAAGCAAGTTCTTGGTATTGATTTTGGTACGGATCGGAATGCACAGAATGAAGTGTATTCTGGATTAGCACGTACTGAAGCAAATGCTTGGGAAGAACAAGTACAAGCTAGGGCTGAGATTGAGAAGAAGAAGTCAGTTGGGTTACTGGATAATCCACTTGAATTTATTCTGAACAAACTCACCATTGATAAGGATATCAATAAGTACAACTCTGCATTACGTGTGCGGCAAGACGCATTGGATCGGATTGAAACTCTGAATGCTGCAACTTCTAGTAGTGCAGTCTTACAGAATCAATTTAACAATTCAATTACTGTTGTGAGTGCTGAAGCCAGTACTAGGCTTGCCGCAGTTCAGGCGAATCTTCAAGCTAATGAAGCTAAAATTGCTGGTTTGAAATACAATAGTGAGGGAATTAAAGATGCTCTCCAAGCTAATGCTCAGAAACTTGCTTGGAATTTCAGCGCACTGAGTGCTAAGAGTGCTAATGATCATTTCCTTTTAAGCCAAGCCAATGCTGCTCGGGATGCTGCCCGGTTTAAATTCAGCATGGATGAAAAGCTTAAAGGAGATAAGTATGATTCTTATGTTATTGACGCAGTGAATGCTGGCCGTGCAATTCGTGGTGTTCCTCCATTAACTGGTGTTAAGGCTGACAATGTTCTCCAAGCACTCAAAAGTAAGAGTCCTCTGGGAAATGAGTTCATGCTGGATTACCAGAACGGTGAACGCTATGCAGAATCTGGCGTGGCTAAACTTGCCTCTAGTCCTGTGGATGCAGCTACTTTGTTTAGTAGCGGTCGTGCTGTTTCTCTTAGTCCAGCTCAGGAATTGGTGAAGGAAAAGTTAGGTGATGCTGGTGTTCTTGCAAGGTTAGAACTTAGCAAGAATCCTGATGCTAAGAATCCTGAGGTTCAAGCTACTACTTATAACAAAGCTGCTAATGCAATTCTTGCAAGAGACGCTGCTGAAGTTAAGGTGGGTGATGCAAAGAATATCTTCAGTATTGCACCAATCAATCAGATTGTTAAAACCTCCACGGCCGCGGCCCAAACACCAGTTTACCAGAAGGTTCTGAAACCTCTCCTGGATAACGGTGTAGATTTAAATGATCCAAATAAAGTATTCGCTGCAGTAACTGAGGGGTTACGGACTAAGAAGATTACTTATGAAGAAGCTCTTAGCCTCACTACTATCTATCATGCAGGTGCAGCGGCTAATTTGGCTCAGCGTGATTTACCCAAATTTGGTCTTATTCCAGCGTTTAGTTACAACGTGCGCCTCGAAACTCCAGGGGCCTTATTCGGTAGTGAAGTCCTGGATATTACAAAGCCTGATGTAGTTGGCAGGATGTTGAATAAACAACTCTCCTTAGAAGCTCGCCGTAAACCAGTAATTACTAATATCTTTACTGGTGAAGTTACTGATACCGGAGCTAAGAAATGAATTTCCTCTCACCTACCTCCCTAGATCCTTCTGCCCCAACTACTGAGGGTGCAATGCCATCCTGGTTATTGGCCGCGGATAACCATAACATTGGGAATAATCAAGGTGGTTCATGGCTTGATCCGACTACTTGGGAAAATAACTTCCAGAATGCTGGGAAGTTTATTTCTGTCAGTGTGCTTAGTGGGGCTAATAGTTTTTATAACACTGGTGTTACCGTAGGTAACTGGTTCGGTGCATCCACTGAGTTACGGGAAACTAACAATTGGATTTCTGCGTTAGATAGTAATCTTGGAGCATACTATGACCAAAACAGGGAAGCGGCTGACTTGGCAGGGTTTGTTGCGTCTTCACTTATTCCTGGTCTTGGGGGAGTTAAGATCCTTACTGCAGGCCAGAAAGCATTAGCCTCCTCCATTAAGGTTGGGTCACTTGGGAATAACATGTCCCGGGCAACTGGGTTATTAGTTCCTAGGACTGAGGACTTTGTTAAACTTGCTGCAAAAGATCTAGCTGCAACTAACGCATCGTTCTCTTTAATTAATAGCAATGTAGTTAAGGCTCTTGCTAGTGGAACTTGGCAGAATGTTCTTGAAGGTGCTGCATTTGAAGTAGCGGTTCAGGCAACAATGTTTAAATCTCCTATCTTAGAAAATCAAGATGTTGGAGACATTGTTAAAAATGTTGCAATTGGTGGTATCCTTGGAGGAGCTATCGGTGGATCATTCGAAGCAGCAAGAACATTCACCTCTCTTAAGAAAGCTTTGCGGGTGGAGGATAAGGCGGCTAAGCCATTCACAAGTAAAGAAACTTTTGATGAGGCATTTTCGCCGTCAAGTAAAGTGGTTCTCGGGTCTCTAGATTTAGAATCTGGAGCTATTCCTATTCCTCCTTCTGGCGCAATTGATGATCCTTTATATGTGAAGGATGCTAAGAATTTCCTGGATAAAGTTCGACGGACAAACAATGATTCCCGGACTATGGTTCATGAAATGGTTACTGCACAGGACCTGGAGATTGGGAATCTTTTAGCGGATACAATCCATGTAAATCCGGAGAAATATTTAGCTGGAGAGGTTGGTTCTAATACGAATCAGATCCTGAATAACTTCCTTCATGCGGACGGTGTGGCCCGGTTAGTTAAACCTCTCCAGGTTGAAAAAGAGATTAAGGATGTTATTAAGTCTGGTAATATGGGGGAGTTGCAGAATCTCCATGTGCGATATGTGAAACTTCTTGGTAGTGACGCTGGGGATATTTCAGCAAATGCTCCTATGGTTGTTTCCCTTGCTGATAAGGTTCTTCCTAAAACTGGCCAATCCACCCGTGATGCGGTTATGAGTGAGGTTAAGAGTTATGGCTTTTCCACCAAGAAAGTTTGGGATGCTTCTAAACTCACTGGCTTAAGTGCTCACAATGAAGCTGAGGCACGGTACATTTGGTTTCGTGAGAATGCACCTAAGATTAAGGAAGGTACTACATTCCATCAGAATGATATTCCTGCATTGGAACATTTATTTGAAACCAATCAATGGAGTGGGGTGAAACTGATTGATGATGCTGGAACTTCCAGTCCAATTAGTTCTTCCCAAGAATTGTATGAAACTATTGCAGCGAGTAAAGAAAGGGTTGCGAATCAACTCTTACTGGATATGTCGTATAAAGGAAGCATTCCGATTGAGTATGGTACTGATGCTATTTCTCGCATTGTTAACACTTCCAGGGATTACTTGGAAGGAACTAGATCTTTGGATAAAGAGTTCAGTGACTTATTTTATCGGCAAGGAATAAATAAGGCATACGCCGAGGCTAAGGTTGCTGCAGGGTTGTCCAATAAAGTGGATATTAATTTAGCTCGCACTGAATTCCTTCCTGAGTATGCGAAGGTTGGTTATAGAATTCCTGAATCAGAAACTCTCTTTAATGGGAATATTTCTGACGCTACTTCTTACTTAGCCAGTCAGCAAGCATTGTTTCAGAAAACCCTGGATAATGTTTGGGCTAAAGGTGCTGGAGAATTAGCTAGCCAAGCTCCGGAAATTACGGATACAATGTTAGTTTCCGCAAGTCGCGTAGGTGCAGGACCTTCCCTCGTGAGTTTTGCAGCTGGTAAGTATGGTTCATTAGAAGCTGCATTTGAACAACTCGGCTCTGTTACTCAGCGCCTAAAACTCGCTAACCGTGAATCTGCTTCTGAACTTCTTAATGGTCCATTAGTTCAATTAGCTAATGATTCTAAAGCAGCTATTGAAGTTTCAACTATTTGGTCTAAGATTTCCTCCACTTCAGAACATTATATCCTTGCAGAAGATGGTGCCTTGTATGGATTAGATAATGGCCCTATGCTTATTGCAAGAAAGATTGCAAAGAACGAAGAAGCTGTGGCTGATGGTTTTGAGGCGGCCGGAGTTAAACTTCAGGAGGGTGCCCCTGAATTTATTCCTATCAACAATGATGCAACCTATGCTGCACTTAAAGCACATCGGGATTCTAATGCACGTAGAATTTCCCTGGAACGGGACAGGCAAGCTGCATTAGGTAGGGAGAATTATAAGGATCCAGAAGTTGTGTATCCTGTGCGGCCTAATACGCAGGATTATAAACACTTTGCATTTGTGGTTGATCCTAGTGTTACTGGATCTGGCCACATTTCCATGATTCATGCAGCTTCTGAATCGGAATTAAAAGAACTCTCTTCCCGAGTTCCTACAAACTACCGTGTTCTGTACAAAGCAGATACGGAAGAATTCTATCGTGCCCAAGGTTCCTATGATTACAACAGAACTCTCAATGAGAACTATGTTGATGCTGATCTTAGGAAGAAAGGTATTAGTAGCCAGTTCTTTGTTCAGACTGATCCACAGAGAATTGTGGATAACATTCTCCAACATAATCTCCGGCAAGAAGATGTTGCTGCGGTTGAGTTGGTGCGAATGAAATATCAGAAACAATTTGATTGGCTGGAAGATCAAGCTGGACAATATTCTAAGATTGAATCTTCTGAATACGGGAGTACCCTTGATCGGGTGGAAAAGTTTAACAAGAATCCTTATCTTTCTTATATCAAACTTGGTCTGGATGTTTCTAGGGCTACGGAAAACCCACTTCTGTACAGCATGAATAAAGCCTTAGATGGTGCAGTTTCCCGTGCCTATGCTAAGGTAAGTGAATTATGGACCGCGGCCAAAACACCTGCTGAAATGGATTCAATTAACGCGGCCCTTAAGGAAGCTGGCTATAACAACGCTTATTATGACGCAGCTCTTAACCAATATGCAAATCACCCAGCTCCAAAGGGTGTGCTTAGTGGATTCATTCGGAATGCTAATGCACTCTTAAGTAAGTTCACTCTTGGTTTAGATCCAATGAATGCACTGAATAACACAGTCGGTGCGAATGTTTTAAGAGGTACTGAATTATCTCAGGTTACTAAAGCCATTGCTCAGGGTAATCCGGAACTGGTGGGGAAGCTGGCTGAATTAACTCAGCTTGCCCTGCCTGGGGTAACTGAAGGAACTATCACTTCTCCTTCTAAACTCATGGCGTCATCCATTAAGAGATACTTTGGTCCAGAAGGTAAGAAACTCATACAGGAGTATACTGACAATGGATACATCAGAGGAATTAGTGCACAGTTTCATAGTATCCTGGATGACATTGCTCTTAAGGGCACAGAAACAGTGGATGATTTATCTCTCAAACTCAACAGTGCATTTGGAAAAGCCAAAGCCTTAGTTGATAAAGGTGAATCCTATTCTGGGAATACTGTAGCAGAGGAGTTTAATAGATTCCTCAGTGCAGATGTGATGCGACAGATTACTGACGTAGGAGTGCAAGGTGGGGTTCTTAGTGCCAAAGAAGCTAAAGCCTACATTAATACCTTTGTCAATAGGGTCGAAGGAAACACAATCGCATCCCAGCGACCATTACTTTTCAGTGGCCCAATTGGCCAAGCAATCGGATTGTTCCAGTCTTATCAATTCAACCTCCTTCAAAATCTCTTCAGATATGTTGGGGAAGGTAGAGGTAAAGATGTTGCCACACTCCTCGGATTGCAAGGAACATTTTATGGTCTCAACGGAATGCCAGGATTTAGTTTCATCAATCAACATATTGTTGGGACAGCTTCGGGTAACACCAATCACAAAGATCTCTACGACGCAACTTACGGAATTGCTGGAAAGAACGCTGGAGAGTTCTTACTATATGGTCTCCCATCTTTTGGCCTCCAAGCAAATTTATACACCCGTGGGGATATCAATCCGAGACAAGTTACAATCATCCCTACGACTATTGCTGAAGTTCCGATCGTCGGAGCATTTGGAAAATTCTTTGCCTCACTTGCCGGAGTAGCAACTAATGTAAATAACGGTGCTCCAGTTTGGGAATCATTCCTGAATGGTGTGGAACACAATGGAATTTCTCGCCCACTTGCTGGTGTTGCACAAGTTATGAGAGCAGCCGGTCCGAATGGTACTGTTTACTCCACCAGTAATAAAGGAACCATTATGGGTCAGAATGATTTCTTATCCTGGAGTAGTATGGTTCGCTTAGCTGGTGCTCGTCCAATGGATGAAGCAATTGTTAATGATGCATTTTATCGAATCAATTCCTACGCAGCGGTGGATAGGAAGAAGAAACTTGACCTAGCTGAGGCAATTAAACTTAGTGTGGAAGGTGGGTTAACTCCACAAGAAGACCAAGTTGCTACATTCGCTGAGAAGTATGCAGCTAGTGGTGGGAAGCAGGGAGGGTTCAATAAGTACATCATGGAACAATATAAGAAAGCTAACTTATCTCAGAGTGAGCAGATCTTGAAGCAAGTTCAGAATCCACTTACTTATAAGATGCAACTTCTGATGGGCGGTGAAGATGGAACTGGATATTGAAGCAGAGCTTCAGGTATTAATTTTTTACTAAACTTTCTGGAAAGAAAAGATCATGGAATTTAATCTTAAGAGTATCTTGGCTAAGTACGGTGCAGTGAGTAACAAACAACTCATGGCTGATCCGGTTGGAAAACCAATCTTTGAACTTGGCCCGCAAACTGTTCGTGTTCCTGTAATCATTAAGCCTGGAAAATGGGTTACAGTGGCTGGTCATATTGGTATCATTGCCAATATTCCTGATGCTGAGAATGTTGAAGTTCACTTTGTGGATCATAATGGAGAAACCATTGGTTCTCTTATTCGTCCATTGGCGCACATCAAGATTGCTAAACATTTAGAAATTCCTGAATGCCGTCGACACCCTGATGCAGAATATGCAGCCAGTGTGTTAGGTTATTTTTAATCCACAAAGGAAAAGATCATGGCACTAAATGTTCCTGACGTAGGTGAAAATAAAGCTCTTGAGCATATGGTTAACAAAACCGCTCCGGAGAATCTCACCCTTCGCCTATTCCAAAATAACATCACACCTTCTGACACGGATACTACAGCTACATATACTGAAGCTAGCTTTACTGGTTATGCAGGTATTACATTAACTGGGGCAACTTGGGGAGCTGCATCTGCTGGATCAATTGCATATGCTCAGCAAACTTTTACTTGCTCTGGTGCAGGCAGCCAAAGTATTTATGGTTATTACATTAATCAAGTTACTTCCACAGTTCTGATGTGGAGTGAGCGAGATGCTTCAGCTCCATTTACAATTGCTGTGTCTGGTGATGCAGTTCGGGTTACTCCTACTATTACTGCTAATTAATTTACTGGAACTAAAATGGCAATTACTACTCTAGACCAGTGGATTGCATCAGCACTACAGAAGGTAAGAATTTATAAATCTGCCTCTGCAACTTCCGTAGCACTTAATCCACAGTCAGTATTTGCACAAGCTGGTAATCCTGGAGCAGGTACACTTGCTGGTACTTCTACAACTACTGGCGTTGTTCCAACTGATGCAACGACAGGTTGTCCTACTATCAATGCATTTGGTGGGGGAGCATTAGGTGAAATTGGTAGGTTAGAATTTTCTAACACAGTAGCTTGCCGTATGGCACTTTACGATGTCTTGTGGAAAGGAGGTGCTTACGCATTTAACGTAGCTACTTCTGGTAATTCTCCAACTAGTTTCTCTTCCCGTGTTCCTGGTGGTACTGATTTCACAGCTATTGAACTTTGGTATGAGCAGGTTACTGCTGGCACATTAGTTCAAAACGTTAATGTTAATTACAATGACCAGGCTAACGTAGCTAGTTCAACTGGTGTTGTCGCATGTCCTGCTGCTATGATTGTTGGACGAATGCACCAATTACCTTTAGCTGCTGGGGATACTGGATTGCAAGGTATAACAGGTGTTGCAGGATCTGTTGCAAGTGCAGGTACTTTTAATCTTTTAGCTATGCGTAGATTAGGAGAAGCACGCATTCGAGTAGCTGGTGATGTGGTAGTGCAGGGTATGTTAGATTGTGGCCGTGCGCAAGTTTTTGAAGATAGCGCACTTGTCTTAGTAATTTGGCCAGATGGTACTGCCACTGGTTTGCCAGAATGCATTGCTGATATTCGTAACGGTTAAATACAATGCCGACGTTTGGTATACTGACAGGCGGTGGAAGTACTTTTCCAACCACCAATGATAGAGCAATTCTATCAAAGTTTACTGCACCTGGCAGTGGCACTGTCACGCAAATCAATCAGCGTTGGCATTCTTCCTCTACTGGCGCAGATAATTTTAAAGGATTAATTTATGCAGCTGATGGTGCTGGAGGAATTCCTGGCACAAGACTTGGTATTGGAAATATTGCAAGTGTTCCTGCTGGTGGCGGAGATATTGCTTCTGGTGGCTTATCTGTTGCAATTACTGGTGGCGTAGATTATTGGATTGGCTCTGTAATTGATGCATTTAGTGCTGTTTGGGAATGTGATGCAGCAGGTCCAGGTCTTAGTCGAATGGAAAGCTGCACATATGGAACTCCCGCAGCTACTTGGACACAGTCAGGTACTGGCGGAGCTACTGTTAATGTCTATGCAACATATACGGCTGGAACTCCTCCAGCTAGAGTTGGTAAAGCATTTAAAGCACCAAGTCAATTATACGGCAAAGCTAATCCATTCCAGTTTGATAAGAATAAAAATGCACCAGATATTTTTGTTGCAGATTTCTTTGATACACCGACTAGCGGTGGACCAACTACCTATACTATAACTCCTAGTGGAGGATTTACACTATCTGGCATTGCAGCTTACCAAAGAACTAATATCATACCAGTAAGTGGTGGGTTAGTTTTTGGAGGTGTGGCTCCATATTCTAAGACTAATATTATTCCAGTAAGCGGTGGATTAGTTTTTTCTGGAGCAGCAACTTATCAAAGAACTAGACAGAGTCAAGTTAGTGGAGGAATTTCCTTAAGTGGTATTGCAACATATCTTCGGACTAAAATCCAACAGGTATCTGGAGGACTTCTTTTTAGCGGTGTAGGTGGATATTCCAAAACTAAGATTGAAACAGTAAGTGGTGGTATTGTATATGGCGGAACTGGTCCAATGGTGTTTGTGCCTGCGGCTGGGGGAACTACGTATACAATGACTGTGAGTGGTGGATTTACTTTGAGTGGTGCAGCGACCTATCTTAGGACAAAACTTGAACAAGTTAGTGGTGGAATTCTACTCAGCGGTGCAGCTATAATTTCTAAAACAAAAAATGAACAAGTTAGTGGGGGTGTAATATTTAATGGGACAGGAAGTATGCAATTCATTCCTGCCGGTGGAGGTGGGGGTGGAGATGGAACTAGAGATTCTTTAGCTCTTAACTGGCACAATACATTAGGTATTTGATTTTTTAGTAAATTTTAGGCAACAAAAAAGCCCCAAGGATTTATGGTCCAAGGGGCTTTTTCTATTGAGAGAATTAATTAATAGTGATGATACTGGGAGCCACAAACTTCTCTTCTAACTTCTTAGTAAGAATCTTAGCTAATTTTGTAAGATCTTCCACTGTGTAAAATCCATCAAGAATTACACCAACATAACTTGCAACTTCAGCTAACCGGATTTCCATATCTTCTGGAGGATGATGTTCTAGTCGCTTTAAAAGTTCCGGATGCCTATTCATTTCCTTCTGTAAAAAGAACCACTCATCAGGAAGCATTTCAATAACCATTGGCATTACATTCTCCTATCAGCAAGAATGTTGAGAATACGTGTAGCAACTTTTGCTTGATAAATTGCATCACTCATTGCGTTGTGTTTTTGTGTGTTGGTAATATCTTCAATATAGATATCTTTGTTGTATTTAATTAGGGTACGCAAATCACTCTTAGCATTGTATTTCCAGGGAATGGCCAGGCCAAACGACCTCATTGCATCTTCAAGAATCACAATATCAAAGTCAGTTCCTTGTGCCCAAATTTCAATACTATCTCCACTATTGAATTTATTCTTCTCTAGTAAATCAATGAATTGTTCTAAGCCAAACTTAAGATCCAGAGTTCCATGAATTGGTGCATCACCTTGGCTTGCCCACCATTCTTCTGTCTTAAGATCCTTAATTCTTCCATATTGAGTATGCGGATTATATGCCTGGTAGAAACCAAAACCTGGCCCATTCCAATTGAACCTGCAGAATCCAAGAGATAGGATTACTGCATTCGGAACTGTAGCATAGGTTTCAATATCTACCATGTAATTAACAATACCTGGCCGCCAAATCGGTTGTGATTCAGGAATTAGTTGATTGATTTGTGTGTTCATTTCTCATAATCCTTTTCTGTTCAGCACGTTTACGCCAATATGCAGTTCGATCTTTTGGGAGAGTTTTTTCTGGATAAGGTTCATCTTCCTCCTGCGCTAATCGCAATGAATAAGCTCTAGCATGATCTCCAGTTACCGCAGTCCTCTTATAGTCACTGATATAGATCTTACCTTCTTTATGAAGTTCTTTTAATTTCTTATTCAACCAATGCTTAGTTACTGGAATACCTAGGATAATTAATTCTTCATTAGTACTGTTTGGGTTGGAGCGAAGTGTTTTTATGATCTCCAAGCGCAGGTGGATATGAATTCCTTTGCTTGCTGTCATGATTTATTCCGGCTTGTGGTATTCCAAGAGAAGGAGTTCTTTAATCTTAGGTTCTGGCTTCCAATAATTAGGACCTTTCTGAACCTTACCTTCACTGATAATAGGAAGGCCATCTGCACCAAGTTTACTGAAATTGGATTGCATGATTACCGTGAGGACTTTATCAATTGGAATACCATACCGCCTAGCTTCGGATGCACAGTATACAATGATATCTCCGAACCAATCAGCTAGTTCAACAAGTACGTCAATTTCGCGGTGCCCGACCGTGTGCATTGTTTTTAGAATATCATCTCCTTCTTGCATTTCTTTGCTCAGAATTACTTGAAACTGTTCCATTCGATGTTGATAATCTCCAACTGCGTTGAGGTTTGGAACCCCAGGCTTGACCAAACCATACATATCATGGAATTTATTGATATCTTCCAGGAATTCTTTCATAGTACAATCTCTCTTTCTTCTTCAGTTAATAAACTAAAATCTACCAATCCGTCATTGCTTTGTTTCAAGAGTTTCCTCTTCGGGAGAAAAGCAAAATCACCCGTATCAACTTTCTGAATCCGCCCAGCACTCAGGAGATTTTTTAGGAGCGTAGCTAAGGCATCAGGTTTTTCTAAGTCATTTGCAACATGCACCCATATGTCATTGAATGTCATTTGAGTTAGGGAGGATTCAATTAGCTGAACCACTGTGTGTGCAACATCACTGTTTTTGGCTTTACCAAATTCACCTAATGCTTTGGACATAAAGTGTTCGGCGTATGTCAAGATAGTATTCGCATATATGACATCGCTAGGTTCCACTTTAGTAGACAATCTAGCTGCACTCGTAATAAGTCCGAGCTTAATAAGGTGGTCGAACCTTCTAGTGGAATATGAATCAAATCTAACATCATCGAGTGTAATTCTAGATTTATAGATTCTGTCCAAGACTCGTTTAGTTTCTGCCCCGAATGTTGCGTGGCCAGAAACTTTTGATTTAATTGATCTAAGAAATTCTGTAAGTCTTTGAGTTTCTGCAGCGGGTGGAGATTCTGGGAAGGTGATTGAGTTTCCACGAGGATTCGCCTGTATTAGTATCAATCTACTAAAGAACCCCTGACCTAATGCTTCAGGAGGAAAACAGAGATTGAAAGAAGTAGGAGTGTTACCACTGAGGATATTAATAGTAGGATTAGGGATGCAAACAGATTTTCCAGTTTTGATTTCATTCTTGTATTCTTTAGGATTTTCCCACAACACACCGAGAAGAGACATGAATTCTAGATTGCCTGCACCAATGAATTGATTAAACTCATCAGCCATAATGTATTGTTCTTTACATTCTGCTTCTGTTGAATCCCATAGGAATGACTCAACATTCTGGAATCCTGCTTCTGTTTCACCTGCTAGATTTAGAAGGAACTTTTCTTTGGAGGATTTGTCTGGACCGAATGTTTCGTAACCGTATTCTTGAAGAGTCTTCTTTAAGATCTTAATTGTTGTGGATTTTCTAGAACCTGATGTGCCAATGAATTGAATATATAGATTTGGGTAGACATTAAAATGACCATGTTGGAAATAATATTGCCTACCAAGTATTGCTGCGATACCACTAATAGCTGCCCATCTTGAGAAGATAACTGGACATTCAGTGGCATGAGTATATTCTAAGTACTCACTAATAAAGTCCTTCATATGGAGGGTAAGTTAATATACTGCTGAGGGTGTGAGGGGAGCAGTGCTTTAGAATTGAGTTGAATCTTCTACTTTAGTACGGGAATAAATTTCTTGCTTATTGGTTGTTTGACTTTTGTAATCTTGGAGAATTTCACCATGAATAATTTCATCAGCTAATTCTTTTAATTCAGAGTGGGCATCTGCATTGGTATTCAGGCCGCGATTGAGGAAGTTAATGAAACGTTGAACACTGTCCCCAGTGAAATGCAGATGGATTTCCTGCACAGTTCTACCGAATGCAGTAGTATCACTAATAACCTGTGTGTGAATCATACAATCTCCCAAGTGCGAGTGCTGAAATAATAAACATACCTAAGATCACAATCTGTACCTTCAAAGGTAGCAATACAAATTGCAAAGATAGGCATACCATCGAGAGCATTATTTCCATTAATAATGTCTGTAACTTGTGCACGATTAAGTTGAACGGTGTTCCATGTACCTCCTTCTTTGTATGCAATCTCTACGAATAGTGGCATAGAATCTTCAGGTTTTGTCTCAGTTGGGGTATCATCAAGTCCAAGATTATTCACATCAATAGTCATTCTGTTTCACTCCATCTGTATGCGCCAAGATTATCTTTACCAGCCTTGAGTCCAGCTGGGACCGTGAATGTTCTATATTCTCCGTCAATTCCCCTAACCGTGACGGGAATTTCCATGAATTGTTTAACCTTCGCTGCGAGATCCAACCTCCCTTCCCGAATACAAAAGAGTATTGAATCATGAACTTGCGCATTGAGCCTAAAATTCTCCGCTTCCGGCAACGCAATTTCATAGAACACTTTCATGTAGGCTTCATTAAGAGTACGGGAATTAAGAGATTGGGGACAATGTGCAACGTAAGCGTTAAGTGCTCGTTTGTTGAGTTTTGGATCTGGGTCGGAAAAACAGTACCTTGTCCAGTCTCCCTTGTTAATCCAATCCTCTGCTGATCCCCAAGATGTTGGATGACATCCATGATGATATGCCCTGCTAGTTAACTTCCGTGTAGTCATAACCTCCCTCATTACTGAAGGATAATATTTCCCAGCAACTTCAGGATAAGTTTTATGAAACTGCCCAAGTAAATGTTCTGCTACAGCCTTAGTACCCCAGAGTTTAGGAAGTTTCAAGAGGAACTTAGCCTCCCAAATCTTATCTTCACCCATAGTATCAACTAAGACCCCAGCTCCCATGTTGTAATTTGCTCCATGGTTAACTCGTTTAGCCAAGTCTCGCAGTTTCTTGTCCTTAGTTTTTCTAATGGAATCATCATAGATGACATCATAGGCAATACCAAAGAAAGCGCTTGCATTAGTTGAGTGGAAATCTTTATAGCTTGAGACCGCTGCAATATACGATTTGCTTCCAACAATATACGCTGTATCCCAAGACTCTGCTTTTTCAAGATCACACTCAACGATTCTAAATCCGGCTGGAGGGACAATTGTTGACTTGACATTGCCGCCAACCGGGATGTTTTGTATGTTTGCCCCACACCAAAATGAACTCTCTCCAGATGCCAATCTTCCGGTATCTGTATGGTGTGGATTAAGACTATACAGTATGAAACCTCTGTAGTCCTTTGATCCATTTGAATTGGCCGCCGGTGTTCCATCTTTATTCCTTTTTATATCTTCATCAGTTCTAAGGTAAGTGCTCTTCTCTTTGCGAAGTTCTCTGATCTTAAGGATCTTATTGACAATAACACTGTTGAGTGGATGACGTAAGGCCATTCTCTTAAGCGCCTTTTCATCACCTTCTTTGATATCTTTTGATCCAAGAGTTTCACGAAGAGTCTTTACTTGTGGTGCACTATTTACGTTAAAATCCTGGCCAAGAATTTTATTTAGGGAACCTTGGACGGCCTGGCGCTCTACATCAATCTTACTCCGTGCTTCCATGAGTGCTGGAATATCTCTAGTAAGTCCAGTTAATTCTGAAAGCAAACATGGAAACACTAGTGGAAATTCTAATACATAGTTTCTTTTTGCCCATTCGGGGGATTGAAGTAACCAGATGATGAAGACATTAGCGGTTGCCCACCCATCCATTCCATTGTATTTATAGTACTCAAAAAGATCATTTGTTTCCGCCATATCCTTCCAATATACCACTTTTCGTAGAAAGAAGGCATTAAGGAAAGCAAGATCCTTTGGTAATTCGGAATACCATGCATGAAAGAAATGCGCAGTGTCGAAGAGCCATCGCTTACAAGGTGCGTTGTAGCGAAGGAGATAGGCGTTGTCGTACTTACCGTTCTGAAAAATCTTTGGAATGGAGAGTTCATTGAATTTCCTCATGATACCTACAGCAAAGGTATCAGTTAGTGGGAGGACTACAGTGGTGGTAGAAATATTTCCAGTACTAGGATTAACAAGAACAGCAGTATAAGAAATACAACGGATGGCGAGATTGTGTCTAAAAGTTTCAATGTCAATTGCAATAGCAACTGCACTACTGAATATGGTGTAATAGGATTCATAGTTCTTAGCCTCTAGGAGAGTCCAACTAAAGGGAGTTGCCTCACTCCATTTGGAAGGTGACAGAACCTTACTGATGAAACGGGAAGTAATAAACTTCTGATAGGGGATGCTGTACAAGAATGATAGTGGATCAATAAACACCACTTCCAAGTTCTTGTAGGAGAATAAACTGCCAGCATAGTTTCCAAGTGAAGGACTTTTGTCTTCCTTACCTTGGAGCGAAAGCAGTTTTGATAGAAGAAGTGTGTTCGTGCTAACGATTTTTGTAATTGAGTTTCTCGCACAATACATCTCCACTTGGGTGAGAGTTTGAATATCCTGAAGGAGAACGAAACATTGCGTGCCACCAAAGAATGGCTTCATGGCAGGAAGATATTCTTTATCTTCTGGATTACCTAAGAAGAGTGCATTCATTTCTTTGTAGGTTTTGGAATAGTTTTAAGTTCTGTTCTAATCCAACTAGCATAAACAGGAAGAGCTTTCTTAAGACTCTCTAAAGAAGGGAAAGTAGTTCCTGGCACAGCTTTGGATAATTCTTGCTGTAGGTGATTTAAGTACCCTGCAAAACCAATTGTTGTACCTAGAGCTTGCCGTAGTTGTTGCTGCCTACGTTGAGCTGGTGATCTTTTATAAGGAGGAGTATAGGGCATTATAGAATCTCCACTAATCTGATGCTCACTCGGTAACCAGTACCATACAAGGGAATAAATTTAATGTAGCCATTCCGCTCACTGAATAACGGCCTGGCACTTTTGTGTTTATACTGAATAAGTAGTTTATGAATTTGCCACCAACCTGCATGTTTTGTAAGACAGTAATCAAACATAATAGGATCCTATGAGGGGAGTGTATTACTTAGGTTGCGTCCGCAATGCAGTACACAAAATATCTCCATCAGGAATTTCCTGCCCAATACCTAAGCCTGCATAGCCTTGATTCACAATAGCTTTGTTATTTGAAACTCGGCAGGTTAGATAAGGAGGAACACTAGCGCATCCGCTAAGAGCAAGAACTAAGAGAGTTAACAGAGAATGTTTCATGAATAATCCTATAAGAGTTACGGGAAATTCCTGTGAGGAAATACTGGTGCCTGAGACGGGACTTGAACCCGTATGCAATTAAGCGGGAGATTTTAAGTCTCCTGTGTATACCAATTTCACCACTCAGGCAATGATTTAATTAATATACCCTACCTAACTAAGCATAGGGTACAAGGGATTAAATCACCGCCATTTCCAGGATCACACAATACTTCGGCGCATCCTTATCCTTCTGACGAATCTTCGTGGTAACCAGAACCTCAGCACCCTTGCTTGCTTCAAGAGTTTCACGATTGGTTTTGGTACCAAAGTGTGCACTCAGAACTGTCAAGAGTTTCTTCAGGTCACCTTGACCATACTCATTGTCCAGAAGGAAAGCAACATTACATTCCGAACCAGGTTTCTGCGGAACCATTGCAGGATCAGCCAGCTCCACAGTTTCCAGAAGCTTCATCTTCATTTCAATTGCCGGATGTTCAGCAATCTTTTTCTGTTCAAAATTAATGGTGATTTTATGTGCGCCCGGATGGAATGGCTCGAATGAAGGGGCATCTGCCAGATCATCAAGAGTTGCGTCAAGCAGGGCGTCAATGTTAAAAGCGTCGGACATGATAATTACTTTCTAAGAATGGAATTAAGATTTACGGATTGTGAGATTAGTGAGTTCTTGAGATACGTCCATTACTGGTGCATTTTCATTCCTTTCTTTATCTCTGTTAATACCAACTTGAATATCTGCAAGACATGCTGCATAACCTGCAACATCTAATGCAGAATCTCTATGCCCTTGGTTAGTTGAGAGGCGGGCAATCTTTACTAGCATCATCATGATGGCAACGTCTGCACCATCAAAATATTTGTAATCCTTCGGAGTATTGCCACGCTTAGCACAAAGATAAACATTCCAGGAATTAGCAATGTTAGTGAAGTTATCTTCAGGATTACCATAAGATTTATTCCTATCACTTGTGGTAATCTTAATTGCTTCTTCTAACAATTCCTGCCTTGCTGATTTGAGTCCAGTAGTAGGTGTATTCATTTCTTCTCCTTTAATTGCTGGGCTAGAACTTGTAGGCTGGACAAAGCAACCTCCGAAGGCGTGCTGTCTTGCAAGTCTGTCACTGTATGTTGTGAATTCACAGAAGTTACAGCGCCATTCAAGTGGGCGGACGAACATAATTCTCCTTTAAAAATTGGAATAAGGGAGGCCTTTCCTGAATTCTCAATAATTCTCCCACTTCTAGACCCCGTAAGAATGTTGTTGGCATACGTAGTACTTGATGCGGCGACATGCTTTTTATTCTTAACTTCACAATATACGACCTCATCAAAATACTTAGCCGTATTTCTAGAAAAGTTACGGGTGCCCGCAGTCGGGACAAGCTTGTTTTTCCCATCCTCCATTTCCACTTCTGTTTCGTGACTAATACAGATAGTGTTATAAGGTGCATTTTGAATGTGACTCAGAAACATATCCATTAACTTACCCAGATTTCCCCAATCATCATGCTGCATCTTGTAATCATCAGGCTGATTCTTGGTGATGTGGGCAATAGCGGAATTAGTTAATTGGGTTAAAGAATCCCAGATTACAATGGTTGTAAGAGGGAGGGCATTGAATTCAAAATCCTGAGTGGGAGCGGATTTGGCTTTGCAAATTGCACAGGATACTTTACCGTGTGCTTCACAGATGTTTACCTTCCCACCTTTGACTAGCTTAAGACAGGTTTCAATACCCATTGGGTAGGATCGGGTGTCAGGAATGGAAATAACCTCAATCCGTTCCTTCCATTCTTCAGGAAGTTTGAGTAGGGTATCAGAACCATTCTCAATATCCACTAGGATTACATCAAATACTTCTGCCGTGTTACCTGCTAGTTCAGTCTTACCTGACTTAGGAGGACCGAATAGAAGAACTCTGTGGGATTTAGATGCTGTTCGTTTGGATAATTTCATTCCTTAACCTCATACAAATTCCCTGCTGGACCACACTTACCACTAAGAGTTCTTTCAAAGTGACAGTCCGCTGACTTAATGTGGCCATCAACGGGGCTAATGAATACTGGATTATTGCATACCCATACTGTTTGATTTACTGTGTTTTCAATACCACGTAAGAAGCCGTGCTTACAATCCTTACAAAACTTCATCTCCGGAGGCTGATTCCAATTCATTTAATTCTCCTATGTTTAATTCATCACTAATTACTGCAACAGGGCCTAGGGATTTCTTAACCTGGGCTTCAATCAAATCCACCAAGCCAAGATTAATTTGATATTCCGCCATATCCATATCCGTTTCAGGATTGAATGGCTTAGTTAGATGTTTAGTAGCCAGTCCACATACATTAAGATATGTACATTCCCGGAAGAATTTAAAGCAGGATTCTCCATGCTGAGGATATACTCCATGGGATTCATAGAGCTTAATCATCTCAATATCAAGGAGGAGTTCCTTGATCCAGAGAGCACGCTGGAGGTAAGTCTTGGGGAATTCTAAGGCTGTGTATTCCTGGGACTTAGTTTGATACACTAAGTACAGAACTTTATATGAGGAGATATCCGGAGCAATCACATCAAGGACAACAGAGTATCCAATTCCCTGCGCACTGTTTTTAAATTGTGCAGGATTAAGAGTGCCTGATCCTGTTGTCTTACATTCAAGGACCATAATTTCCCCGGTGTACCTATGTTTAAGTACAGCGTCAACGTATCCACGAAGACGGAATCCATCTGGGAGATTAATGCAGAAACTGAGTTCTGTTGCTGGCTTGTCATTGTAGATTACCAGTTCATAATCCTGCAGTAATTCACTAGTCCGGACATGGATAAACCTTTCTATTGCAATTACCGCACTCCAGAAACTCTTCTTCATCTTCTCATCTTCAGCCATGAGATCCGCGTGCCACCCAAGAAACATATTCCAAAGAATCTTTTCCTTCGGTAATCCTTCCAATACTCCCTGCAAACCTAAACCTACAATATGACCGTAGGCAAATGTAATATTTGATTTGTCAGAGATTGGAGTTGCTCCGCTAGATCGGAGTTTATACAGTTGGAATTCTCTGGGGCAGGAGTGGAGATTGAGGAGGGAGGAATAGGATAATTGGCGAATGCGGTAATCAATGGGGCTGGATTCTGAATGATCAGCTTCCTGATTGATTCCTGAAGATCCAATGGAAGACGTGGCAGAACTAGGCTGCTGAACTGCCAGATCTGATAAGAATGATTCGAATATGCTTTGATCGGTAGACATGTGTTTACTATTTCAAGCAGTGGTGTGTGAATAATTCTTGGACTCTCATAATTGCCTAAGCCTAACCAATCCTGCAGTTTACGATACTGAGAATGGGTTAGGCGATGGATTAGGAATGAGAGTGGAATTAATTCATGGATTGTTGGCGCGGAGACCATTATGCAATTGTTCTGCAACAAGTTGAGCATCTTTAAGTGTCATGCGTTTGGAATCATCAAAGGAAATTAATCCACCCTTAACTGGCTTAGGAGTGGAAACCAAAACGGCCTGGACCATTTTCTTAACCTGCAACCTACGAAGTTTATAGGCTTCAAAAAATTCATCAGGCTGACGTTCAGGAGCTAGGAGGTTCATAATTATTTCCTTAATCCAATCCAAGTAGTGCGCCAAGATCAGCGCCTTTTTTCATCTTACCTGCAAGAGTCTTAGGTTCACTCTTAACAATGCTAGCTGCAAGATATGAGTTAGTTTGCACCTCAAGACCCTGCACAATCTTATTCATATCTTCCTCATTCAGTAACAAGATATTCTCCGGCTGTTTTGTAAGAGCAGTATGAATTTCCCGTAGAAGAGTTGGCATTCCTGGATGCTTTTCAAGAAGCATATTGGATAACTGAGCAATCTGTTCCTTAAGAACAAATCCTTCTGGAATAGGTTCAGCCATTATACCAATCCTTTCTGTTGGACAATCCAATTCTTCACTGCCATTTCATCCCCACCTTCATGAGTTCCTCGAATGATCTTAGTAATCTGGGATACAGGCCACCAAGAAATATCCGGAGTATCAAGAGGAACACCATTTAATTCTTCAGTCCTGAATTTAACTGCCTTCGCAGTGGAGCCACAGTTAGTTCCGGTGAGGATATATTCTGAGGAAGTTGGAGTTAACGTACCCATGATTTATGTGAGTCCTAGGTCTTCAAGTGAGGGGGAGTAATGGAGATAGAATGTGAGGACAGAATATTTAGAAGTGTGTGAGATAACTGAACATTGGCAACTCTCACTTAGGAGGAGTTTAAAACCCATGTCCATCCACTTCTCTTTCTTAACTGCCTTAACTATTCTTGGATGAAGATGCCTACGTGCAGTTATGGAAATCCCAATAGACTTAGCCTGCGGTTTAGGCAGGCTTTTTAATTGGGTCCAGATAGTTTCGTAGGTTCTCATTATGTTGAGGATAAGGATAACACTTATAGCGGGATACTTAGATCCTACAAAACAGATCAGTGCGTGATCCATAATATCGGCTTGCACTCTAAATACCCCTGTATAAGTGCCGGCAGTTTCAATTCATGCCGAGGAATGTTACGCAGGTTTAGATTGACATCTGTGTAAAACCTGCGAAGCCTTTAAACACCCAGATTGCTAATCAGTTCTTCCGTACCGGCGGCCAGATAACCATCAGCCTTCTTATTCAACAGTTCCAGAATATCTGCGTACTCCTCACCATTTTCCGTATTCTCCAGGTACAGACCCAGTTGAACCTTCAGCTTTTCAATCATCGGCTTCTGGGTTTGAAGCATGCTGAACTTCTTCAGGAACACTTGGATAACATTACCAACTTGAGTAGCATCCTTACCCAACTTCTTGGTCATAACTGCCAGATAATCAGCAGCCCAAGCAGCCCACTTCTCCTTAGAAATAGCACCCGAACGACGATCTTCCTTTTCCATCTTGGAAATTGCTTCCCAAGTGAACTTAGCAGGATCGAAAGTCTTGGCATCATTCTTTTCATCATCACTAACCCACGAACCAATCACGGAACGATAGGTGTCATACATTGCATCAGTGAGGAGAGTGAATTGCTTTTCATCACCACTTTGCAGCATTTGAACAATGCCAAGCTTAGTTAGAACAGGAGCTTCAATATCAACATTAGGACGCTTGTTGCCAAGCTCATCCTTCTTGAAACGGAAACCAAACTTAGCAGCAGCCGTGGGTTGTGCGGTGTTAACTGCGCTGGTATCAATTGCGGTAGCTTCGGTCATTTTAATTCCTTTTAGTTAGGAGGTAGAACAGTGGTTGAGAAAGAAAACAAGAGACTGGAAACTTTTGGGGCAGAGTTTCCGAACTGGAAAAGGGAATGTATCACGGGTCGGGGTCGGCTGTCAAGCACCCCTTTTTATGTTAGATTTATTGGACAATAATTTCCCATCTAAATGTATCTATTTGAGATTGACGAATAACTTCTAATGTTTGATAGTGAGTTCCTTTATCTAACAAAACTTGAGCATAAATTGGAGGAGGTTTGAAATCAAGTTTGGAACGAAGAAACATAAGTTCTTGTTCTTTTTCTTGAATAGTTTTGTTTAGACGCACAATTACTTTATTTTTATCTTCAATACGATCACGCTTTTCTTTGTGGATAGTCATAGTACAAATCCTTCCGTAAGTTTACCTTTGAAATGCTCCGCTTTCTCAGCAAGAGTATCTCCCTTAACTCTTTGACTTTGAATCCCTTTCATGAAAGTATCTGGTTCACAGATTACAATTAATTCCTCCTTGGCGCGTGTAACGCCAGTATATAGAAGTTCCCGTTGAATCATTGTTGCATGACTCTGGTGCAATACAAAGAATACTTTCCTCCATTCAGAACCCTGGGATTTATGAACAGTTAAGCAATATCCAAGTAGCATAGCATTAACATCGCTAGCTTTGGAAATGATAACTTCTGCATCTGAATCATTCATCCTCAAGGTAATCAAGTGAGAACATTGCCTAACTCTTTCTTCCCCATCACCCTGAGTAGCTACTTGAGCTAACATGAAATCCATATTGTCATCACTGATTTCAGTTTCAGCAGAATGATATACAGGATCATGGCCCCAATAATCTAGGGTTTTAGATGCCTCAGCATATCTAGCACCAACATACGCTACATTCTTTTCAATCCGAATAACTGTAGCATCTTCTTTTTCATAGAGAACCTTAGCCCCTACATGGAAGTAGTATTTGTTAAATCCTGCAATTACTTCATGCACTTCTTCTCCGGCGGTACGAGCTAGGGATTGTGCAATATGTTTATTCAATTCATCTGTGCCGCAGGATTTATTGAATGGGATAAGGATGATATCTTCTTCAGGATTATAGATTCCTGTTTCAATGAGTCCAGGAACTTGTTTAGCTGGATCAGGTTGGGTGAACTTATTCCCACAGAATGTTAGGGCAAGAGTTTGGAGGGCAGTTTCTGGGGAAATCTTTTTGACCCATGCACGAATACCTAGTTTGTCTTGGACTCTGAATTCTGGAGATTTGAATTCTTCTGCTGGGATGCCTTTCCCACTGAGAATTCTATGCGCCAACGATATAATTGGACTCTCCAATGCCTGCCGGTAAACTTCGGTAAGCTCAACGACAGGAAGCTCCAAGAGTTTGAATCCCAAAATAGCCGGGCCGAATACTGGAGGGAGCTGTTGAATATCACCAAGAAAGATTTCCTGAACATGATGTGGAAACGCATCTTTTACCTCCTTATATAAGTCAGTACCAATCATACTACTTTCTTCAAAGATTATAGTATGAATAGAAGAAGGGAGAGGTTTACCTGCATTCCTAGTGGGTTCAAAAGACATCTTAGTCTTTTCTTCCCCGGATTCAGTTTGCACTGAATAATAAACTGGCTGATATTCTAGAAGTTTATGAATGGTAATGCAATTAGATTGCATATCCTTAGGCATATTCTTTCTGATATTAGCAACTGCGCGGCGAGTATAAGCACATACTACAATTCCTGGAGTACCATCTACTAAGTGTTTATGTCCTTCACTATGGAGAATTCCTGCATGACCGGATTGGATTAATGCTTGAACAGTTCCTTTCATGCAGGTTGTTTTACCAGTACCTGCTGCACCAATTAGGATACAGGATTGTTTGGAGGAGGAGAGGTTGATGAATTCTTGTTGTTTGTCATTGTATTGGATTGAATGTCCGTAGCGATCCGTAGTTTCCTGGAATTCTGGAACGGCCGGGGTGGTTAAGAATGGATCTACTGGAATTACACCTGAGTTATGAGTTTCAGGATTCTTCCTAAGCTTAGCTAGGAGTTCAGCTAAATTTGGTTTGTATTTAGGATTAGTCATTTGTATCCGTACCAATCTTCGTGCTCTACATCAAATTCAAGAATGTTTTCTGCTGGAAAGAATTCACCAGCAAATAAACCGTGATGGGTTCCTTCCCAGGTTACAACGAGTTTTGCATCTTGGGGGAATTGTTGAAGATATGCAATTGTCTCTGCAATTGTTAATACTTTCTTTGGGACATATCTTGGGGGAAAAGTATTCACAAATTACCTCCGTTCTTTCTAAGTTCTTCTTCCAAAGCAGCTTTCATATTCCATCTAGCATCTGCTCTAAGGAAGTCAATGAGTTTAGGATAATCTGATTTCACCGGCTTAGTTGCTGGTGCAGAATCAATCATCAGTTTAATTTGTGCATGTTCTGGAGTTAGGATTTCAAATCCACCAACACCACTCATTGGAGTGATATAAGAATTATCTAATCCTAGGAAATCCTTCTGCTTATCCCTGCATCCTCTTAGGATCTTGAATAGAGCATGAGCATAGATATTACCTATTGGAACATTACATTCACAATGTTCAATAAGATCTTCTAGATCCACCCTTGGGATTTGGAATATATTACCATCAGGACTGGCAGCTTTGATGATGATTGCTTTCCAATATTCCGCCATTGGAGTTTGCATTCCATTGAACGGGGAAATTGTGAGGTAGGATGGAAATTCTCCAGCTAGTGCGGCCCACTCTGCAATTTGCCCTGCATAGGAATGGATTGCTTTATATGGATTCTTAATTAGACGTTCAAGAGCTAACTCACGCTTAATGAGTTTCTGATTCTCATGGGCTGATTTATACCCATCAAGGAAGTCTTTGTATGCATCTTCCCATGCTTGAATCCAATGAGGAATGTTCTCAAGGAATCTAGTTTCAGTTGTGATTGCGAAGGATGGGAATGTAAAAGATGGGGTAGCTACTGTGTTTAGTTTAATCACAGCCTTGGAAAGAATCTCCATGTTCAGGGCGACTAGGGAATCTGTCTTTTCATTCCTGAATACGGGAACACGGAATTGAACTAGTTCACTACTATTCAATATTGCGAGAAACAAGAGGTAAGAATCAGTACTAGTTAATTCTCCTGCACCCCATTTATGAAGAAAACCTAGGAGTTTCTTCTGGGGTAGATGAAAGATTGGGTGAGCTACTTCACGTGAGAATAAGGTAGCTGGGAAGTGTTCGACATTGAATTCTATATTGGATATAGAACATTGAACTTTCATAAATTATACCTCAAGTGTTCCACCGAACATTAGGGCTGCAAACATACAGAACATGCCACGAACTTCTAGAAGTTCATCTGCAAGTATTGTTTGCATTGTAGAGTTAAGTTCATCAAATTCTTCATAAGTTGTGGTTCTTTCAAATAGCCATTCTTTTGGCTTTGATTCTGCAATACCACAATTCCAAAGTTTTTCATGTGCTTTCATAATTCTGACCCCATGTTATACATTGAATAAAAATCATCATGGATTAATTTGGCGCGGTATGAACCATAATTCCATGCATGAGCTGCTTCTTTGAATATTCTATGAAATTCTAGGAATCTGCCCCATTTGTATTCATTCGAGGCAGACCTAGGACTATTGAAAGGATGCAATGAATTCATCCATGTCCTCCTGATTCATTGTTGCTAGGAAACACACTAACAAAGAAACATAATCCCACCATACTTGAATACTTGCATTTCCTGGGATTGGAATATTTATTTCTGAGTAAAACCTATGATTGAGTTTCCCGAATAAGATTAATTCAAGAGCTGTTTCAATCCTATTAGGTGGGAGGGATAAAAGATCATATGTATAGGCATTCATAGATATCCTTGGTTTGTTATTTTCCAATGATTCCCAGGAAGTGGGGTTTTCCAGTTTGTTTCTCGCTTGATGTTTTGGCCTCTTCAAAAGCTTCTCTGTATGCTTTGATCGAAGTGATTTTATTCTGGACTGCTGTAAGTGCACAATATTTATCCTCTAATTCTTGGATAAGGGTGAGTTGTTGGAATTCTAGAGATTCTAGGGCTGCATCAATTGTATCATCTAGAGTAGGTTCTTGAAAACATGCCCATGCGAATGGATTAAGGGAGAAAATGAGTTTCATAGAATTAAGCCGCGGTGGGCTCCATTATGTTAATGAAATTGATACTTCTGAATAACACAACCAAGATTCACAGGGGAGCATTTGACAAGATTACCAAAATCATCAGTGATAAGAAATTCTCCACAGGAATAATCTTCACTAAGGTCTTCCCAACTTGCATGCCAGATACTGTAGGCTGCAAGAAATGGAAGAGTAGCAGGACGAAGGAATTTGAGAATCATCATGATATATTATGCGGGTTGATTGAAAATAGGATCATTCAGTGTTTTAAAAGCCTTAACTGAATCTCCTAGGTCTATGAACATTGGATATTGAACTGGAATGATTTCCTTAGTTACGGAGATGAATTGAAACCATTGGGGGATTTGCTTGGATAGATTTAAGTGATATGGGAAATGAGTTGGATCATTCATATTGACTCTCCGGTAATCTACAATATCCACAGTTTTAAAGTATGGATATTAGAAAGTAACGGTTTAGCCGACGGCCGCTTCGCTTAATTTGGCTTGGGAACATTCCATTAGTTCATACCAATACCATGTGAATGCCATATCCCTACCTTGTTCCAGGCATTCCTTAAATGCTTTGTAGGATTCAATATATCCTATAGCAAAAACACTAGTGGTTACTTGTACCATGCTTTATTCTCCCATTGCTTTCTTAAAGGCAGCTTCATACCTAAGAATGGATTCTCTGTAGTGTTGAATCTTCTCTTCAAACTGTGGTTTTGTCAAAGGTGGTGTATTGTGTTGAATGAGAAAATCATTCCATTCAGTTTCATTTGAGAGCTGTTGAATGGATGCCTTGCAATTCTCAATCCAAATTGGATAGTATTTGGCAATGGGATCATTGGAAACTTGATTCATTTCACACACTCCTTATTTGTTTCAACATCAGTATCAGTGATGCATTTGATTGAGGGAATCTTATTCCATTCATCCAATGCCATGTCTGCAACATCTTCCTTTGTTAGTTCAGTGGGAGAATCCTCTGAATCATCTGAACCACCACAACCAACTAAGAGGCTGGCATACAGGAATGCACAGATTAGAATGAGGAAAAGTTTTAGAAGGGAATAACGAATACTCATGTTGGTTTTTCCTATTGGTTATTGATTAATTTCTCTTTGATTTCTTTGAGATAAGCTATTTTGTCGTGCAAGATACTTAACTCAGTTCTATCAATATCATCTTTTCTTGCTACAATCTGCATTCCCAGTGACTTAATATAACAATCAATGGCTTCTATTAAAAGCCCTACTGTATGAGATAATTGTGTGGCCATGATTAAAAGCCACTCATTGCTTTATTCATGATCTTATTCCAAGCATCCAGCTCTTCCTGATTCATATGAATCTTTTCCCCACTCATGTAGGTAAGAGCTAACTCATATGTATTCTCATCCACGGATTCCTTAACCCTATTCTTCATATAAAGATCATAGGCAATGAGTTTCTTCATTGATGGAGTATTAATTTCAGTTGGAGAATCCTCCAATCCTAGATTTTGTGCCATTGTAGGTTTAACTTTCGCCACATAGGCAGGCTTAGCTATACCAGCAAGAATTTTAAGCTTACATAAGGTAATCTTAGTTGTTGCACTATGCCCTGGGAGATACTGTTCTAGGATAGTATGCATGTCTAGGATTTCTTGGTTAGAAAAGCTAGGTCGATTCATATCCCTTGTTTGTGTTTGAATTGATTTAAACATGAAATTAGATTCCTGATGGGGTGGAAAAGTGTCGCTGGAGACACCAAGACAAAATCCAGTGTGCCATAGCCTTAGGATTGGTGTCAAGCCCCTGCCCATTAGGAATCTAATCTCCTTATATTATATCCATAGCATATGAATAACTCCGTAGGAGTATAGAAGGAAGTATAGGGTATATTAGGTAAAGACTACCTCTTACGGTATTTTTATGGGTTAGTTCAAAATTAATAATTCAATACATACCCTAATCTAATACCTCCTATATTATCTCATACCCTATACATAAGTAATATGCTAGTAGCTAGTATTCCTATCCATACCCTCAAGGGGGCATAGAAGGCATGGCAATGTCACAATGGATTTTGGTATAGTGGTTAGTGTGACACTGGTCATACAGGATATTAGATTAATACACCCAGTTTCCTAGGTGCATGGTATCTAGTATCTTAGACTCCGAAGTCAATCAGTGCAGTCTCAGCCACAACTGCATCTTGTTTCTCCATCGCTTGCAACCTAGCAGCAAGCTTACCTGCCACTTCATCATCATCATTGGTCAATGCGAGTGCATCCAGAAGATTCTTCCTCTTATCAGCGGGATAGTAAGTCTTCCCACCACTCAATGCAGTGAACATCCCCTGATAACCATTCAGTACTTGCCCGACTTTGGTTTCCAGTTCAACACCCTGAAACTTCGGTGCAAGCATCTTCCCTGCATAATCAGCCAGAATCGCTGCCATTTCATCCGTGAACCATGCTTTGACTGATTCAATGGTGAGACGGCCGCCGGTTTCTTGCTCATTCAGGAAAGCAATGCAACGCTCGATGCTGATTTCTTCATCCGTTACTGCACTCAGGGAAAACTTCGCAGACTCATACAACTGCCGAATGATCCCATCTTGCGCATTTGCCAGAAGATTCTGAATGTGTGGCACCAGACTTGCGAAAACTTCTTCCTCCGTGAACCTCTCTGCATCCACGAATGGAATGGATACACACACAGATTGTGGGGCTTTCTTACCCTTCGCAATCATTGCTTTGGTTTCTTTGTAACCTACTTTTGCCAAGCGATTGTTCGGGAGTGCTTTGGATTGGCCTGAAACGAATGCGGTGACAAGATGTTGACCGGGAAACTGTGACATTTGAATATCTCCAATTAAGTTAAACAAACAGGGTTGAGGCAACCAATAAGTAAGCAATTGGCGTGCCAGCCTTAAACACCCCATAAACTGCACTATATTGCATGTATGTGACATTCCTTGTCATTCACCCGCCCAATTCTGTCACTCTCACCACATAAAATGTCATCTCACCATATGATATCTTCCTCCAATAGTAAGCACTCACTAACCTATCCCATACCAGTTAGTTAGTCCTCACGTACATACACATAAGCAAGCACTAACTCACATAGAAGTAAACACTCACTAACTTAGGGGTGGGGGTAGGGGCTTTTTTGGGTTTTTGCTGGAGGTATATCCTAATAGCACATAAGGATTTTACTAAATTTTCTGACCCCATGGCTTTCCTACTACGCAAAACTATGTTATGATTCCTTATCGGCTTGGAAACCTGTTCCCCTCATTTTATTTTTGCAGCAATCATGGCAACTAATACTACTTCTGAAAGAGCTCTTGCATTATTAGGTGCTGGCCACTCACCAGAAATGGTTGCATCAGCAATTGGTGTTACTCCGGCGCGGATTTCGCAGCTTGTTTCCCAGGATGAATTTGCTGAAGCAGTTGCTATTAAGAGATATGAATCCCTTACTAAAACCACTGATCGCTTAGCAACATATGAACGGGTGGAAGATAAACTCCTGGAACGGCTTGAAAAATCCCTAGGAATGATCTTTGATCCAATGAAACTCGCTGCTATTCTTGCTAAAATTTCTGCTGCAAAACCCAGAACTTTAGCTATTGAAGGAACTAATCTAGGGAATGGTCGCGCAGAAACCGTTACCTTAAACATTCCTACCCTTATCCTGAATAAGTTCCAAGTTACTATGAATGTTAATAATCAAGTCATTGCAACAAATGATGAATCTGGTACTGTAAAATCTCTCGTAACCATGGCTTCTTCTTCTCTTGATAAATTTGTAACCCCTAATATCCCCTCACGGATTACGCACAATGAACAACCCAACTCTCCCATTGTTGAAAGAGTTAACTGATCTCAGGAAAACAGAATTAGATCTAGCTAAAAAGCAGCAGGAAATCCTCATGGCTAAAAATAAAGCCGCTGCATTGGATGTTCTCCTCTCGTTGAGGATTTTCCTAGATTCCAGTAAACCTACAAAATGACCACAACTGCGGAGTGGGAAGCTAAATTAGGTCTATTAGACATCCATCCTCTATTCCTGAGGAACCTACTAAAGAAGTAGGAATGTCATTAGATCAAGTACAAGAGGCGGCAAGAAATTCATTAGATTTCTTAGCCGCTCTTGCCATGCCTACCATTTTCAAATACTTCTTCCCAGCTACCTACCTCGAAATTTGGAAATTTCTCCTTACTTATGTCCACAAAGAACGAGATTTTTCCCAAATTGTTCTAGGCCTCCCACGTGGATTTGCTAAAACTACCCTTATTAAATTAGGGGTTCTTTACTTTATTCTTTTTACCAAGAAGAAATTCATCCTAGTATGTTGTGAGAATCAATCTAAGGGTAATAATATCATCAGTGACGTGATTGATATGCTCAATGAATCAAACATCCGAAAGGTGTTTGGTAATTGGGATCTTGGTGCAGAAGTTGATAGATTAGATCTTAAGAAATTTGGCTTTCGTGGTAGAGATATCATCTTAATGGCCGCAACTGTGGCAACTGTTCGAGGAATTAACCTCAAGAACAGCCGCCCAGATGTTATGATTTTTGATGATATTCAATCTCGTGCAGATGCTGAATCAGAGACGATTTCTAAACAAATCGAAACTGACATGGTTGGCACTGCCATGAAAGCCAAATCTCCTGAGGGTTGTTTATTTGTATTCATTGGGAATATGTACCCCACGAAATGGTCTATCCTGCGTAAGCTAAAGACAAATCCGAACTGGATTAAGTTCATTGCTGGTGGGATCTTAAGTGACGGAACTTCCTTATGGGAAGAACTCCAACCAATTGAGCAACTGAAGCGAGAATATCTAAATGACTTAGCCGCTGGCCGTCCGGAGATTTTCTTTGCAGAAGTCCTGAATGATGAGAATGCAACAGTTAATCACCTCATTGATCTTTCTAAAATCCCAGCCTATGCTTATCAAAGTGACGAATATCACTCCGGTAACTTCATCATTATTGATCCTTCCAATGACAAAGCCAATAGTGATGCAGTGAGTATTATGTATTTTGAAGTACATGATGCCAAACCTGTATGTAAGCTAATTAAGGAAGGTCGCCTATCCCCAGGTGAAACTATCCGAGAAGCGCTTACTATAGCACTTAGCAAAGGTTGCCACGTCATTGGTGTTGAATCAACTGCATACCAATATTCTCTTTTGTATTGGTTTGGATTTATCACACAGCAAATGGGTATTGTAGGAGTTGACGCAGTTGAGTTATATTCTGGCTCCGCATCCAAGAATTCGCGGATTGTCTCCATGTTCAAAAGTCTCCTTGCCGGAGAAATTGTCATCCATCCCGATTGTCGTCCGCAGTGTGATTCCCAAATCATCTCATTTAATCCACTCAAAACAAACAACACTGATGGATTACTTGATTGCCTTACATACGCTCCAAAAATGATTGAGCTTTATGGGCATCTTATTCTTTCTCATAGTATCATTGAAGCACAATCCCATGGGAAACTTAGGGTGCATGATGAACTTGAAACTTCTTGCTTTTAAAACATATGGCTGATACCAATCCATTCTTATCTCTCCTAGAAGCTGCTAAGAAATTACCCGCCCAAGTTATTGGTGGTGGGGTAGATTTAACCAATGTAGCCTTAGGTGGATTTGCTAATATTGCAGATGTTTTTCAAGGTAAACCAATTACACGGGAAATCGGAGAAGGCTTAGTAAAGAAGCCAGTTGGCGGGAGTGAGTTCATCAATGATATTTTTGGTATCCAGAATAAATCCACTGGTTTAGTTGAGGATTCTGCTTCCGCAGTAATGAATTCCTTAACTCCTACTGGTGCGGTTACTGGGGCAACTAAGGCAATCATTGGTGCAGCTGCAGTTCTTAAGAGTCCTAAGATGATTGAGGTTGCTGAAGCTGCATTGAAAGCAGGAACTAGCCCGGAGCAAGTGTTTAAATATACTGGGATTTATAAAGGTCCAGTGGATAATTCTTTAAAAGC